CAGCTATGCGCGCCATGAAGCACGAAGCTGAAAAGCGTGTTGATCGCATGGAATCTAAAATGGAAGACCAGATGATTGAGGGCGGGTTCGCCAAAGCAATGTTTGAGTTTACCAACGACGTCGCTACGTTTCCCTATGCTATTCTCAAAGGACCGATTCCGCGCAAACGTAAAACCATGAAGTACATGGACGGTGGACTGGGAGTTGTTGACGTCTTACGCGATGAGTGGGAACGGGTAGATCCTTTTAAGTTTTACTGGGCACCTTGGGGCGATGACATTTCTACTATGCCCGTTATAGAGCTTCACCACCTAACGCGTGAAGACGTAGAAGATATGATTGGGGTAGAAGGGTACGACGAAGACGCCGTGCGTTCTATTCTTTCGGACTTTGGGTCTGGCGGGTTCGGATGGCTAGATCAGGACGATTCAGACATAGAAGCTGCTGCGGGGCTAGACTTCGATGAAGCTACAACTGACGTGGTTGCGGCTTTGCAACTTTGGGACTCTATTCCTGGCAATATACTTATTGAATGGGGTCTGGACAAAAAAGAAATAGAAGACCCCCAAAAATCTTATCCTTGCGAAGTGTGGATGGTAAACAACACGGTTATACGTGCGGTTCTCAACTATGATCCGCTTGGCAGAAAACCATACTACGTTACCTCATTCGAAAAAATCCCCGGTCGAATTGACGGCAACGGAGTAGCCGACCTGTGTATTGATGCTCAAAATATGTGTAACGCTTCTGCTCGGGCGCTGGCAAATAATATGGGTATCTCCTCCGGTCCACAGGTCGGCGTTAACATTAGCAGACTACCAGCTGGTGAAGACATAACGCAGATGTACCCGTGGAAGATATGGCAGTTTAGACAGTCAGACTTTGCAGATTCTTCGCAGCCACTTACTTTCTTCCAGCCAAATTCTAACGCTGGCGAACTGATGGGTGTGTATGACCGCTTCGCGGCGATTGCAGACGAGATGTCAGGTATTCCTCGTTACATGACAGGGCAACATGTTCCTGGCGCTGGACGGACGTCTTCTGGCCTATCCATGCTTATGTCTAACGCCGGTAAAAGCATAAAACAGGTTATCAGCAACATAGATCACGACGTAATGAAGCCTATGCTGATGCGACAGTACCAGCGCAACCTCAGATATTCTGAAGATCCGGATTTGATTGGTGATGTACAAATTGTTGCAAAAGGCGCGATGTCGCTTGTCGTTAAGGAAGCTGAAAGTGTCCGTAAGACTGAGTTCTTACGTCTTGTGTTGGAAAGTCCGACAGCACAGCAGATTGTTGGCTTACCGGGCACGGCTGAACTCATGCGGGATCTGGCCGGTAATCTTAACACCAATGTTGATAGGCTTGTCCCTTCTAGAGAAGATGTTCAGAAGCAACAGATGATGCAGCAACAGCAGATGATGCAGCAAGCTCAGTTAGAGGCTGAAGGTAACATACAAGAAGACGGTACTCCGCAGGGCGGTAGGCAGGACAACTTTGTTAGCCCACGGCCAAATGGACGGTAGTTGTCACACCTGTTGACACGTTAACACATAGAGAGTAAACTCACGCCCATGATTAACTTAAATCTTTGTGATCCTCAGCACGTAAAATCTTTGTTGAGACTTAAAGAAATGAGTGACCCTGCTCTCTTGAACTTGTTTGAGGAGCTTACAGAAGTAGCTAAGGAGCGCTTAGTACACGCAACCGACACGGTAACTATCCACCGGTTGCAAGGACGCGCCGAAGCATTTGAAGACCTACTAAAAGCGATTGAAGAGTCGCCCAAGGTAGTAAATCGCTCGTAAGAGCATACGAAGCATACCATTACGGGATCAGCATACCCCTAGGGCGCTGTGAACAGAGTTGACGCTTTAAGGAGAAAATATGGCACTGCCAAAACAGGTACAGAAACAACTTGAAGAAGTAGAAGAGTTAGAGAAAGCGCTACAAGCCCAGCTTAATCCAGAGGCGGTACAAGATACTGACCCAGAAGAACTGGAGACTGGAGTGGAAGTAACTGACCAAGCGGAAGAAGTCCCTGAACCTGAAGAAGTAGAGCCAGCTGACACGTCATCGACGGACGTAGCGGACGATTTTAAGCAGAAGTACAGTTCTTTATTGGGCAAGTACGACGCTGAAGTTCCAAGGTTGCACCAACAGGTGCGTCAATTAACCGAGGAAATGGAAGCCCTTCGACAGAAGGAAACTGCAAAACAGGTCGAGCCGACAAAGCCGAAGAAGAAAGTCAGTTTAGTAACCGATGAAGATCGAGCCGAGTTTGGTGAAGAACTTTTAGACGTTCAGCGTCGAATTGCGAAAGAGGTCTCTCAAGAATACGAGGATCGTTTTGAGCAACAAGAGGCGGTTATCCAGTCACTGCAAGACAAGATTGCAGAAACGGGTAGCCAAGTTGGCGAAGTAGGGTTTAGTCAAAGATTAGCACAGCTAGTCCCTGACTTTAACCAAGTCGACAATGATGAACGTTGGATGGCGTGGCTTAACGAGCATGACCCCATGCTCAGAGGACCACGTAGAGTTCAGGCACAAACGGCGTTTGACGAAGGTGATGCACAAGCCATAGCTGATTATGTAAAGCTCTGGAAAAATTCATTACCCGAAGCAAAAGCCGAAAAGCCTAATCGCAAATCAGAGCTTGAGAAACAGGTTGCGCCGAATGGGTCTGCTAATTCCGTTCGTACTCAAAGTGCAACTCAAAGCGCTAAAGTTTACTCTTCACGAGAGATGGACAGCGCTTGGACTAAGCTACGCACAATGAATACGCGGGGGCAGTACGCTGAGGCAGAAAAACTTGAAGCTGAACTAACTGCTGCGTATATGGAAGGTCGCGTTCGCGCATAGGTGTTAACGCGTTAACAAATACAAGGCAGCTGGTCTAACCAACTCAATAGGAGGCCATAATGGCTGCTGTATTCCCCGTCGTCTCATCAGGCGCATTTGACACCACACCATCTTACTCAGGTGGTTTTATCCCTCAACTCTGGTCGCAGAAGCTTAATGCTAAGTTTTATTCGAACACAATGATGACCGAAGTTTCCAACACAAGTTGGGAAGGCGAGATTAAAAACCAAGGCGATACAATTCGTATCCGTCAAGCACCGTCAATTACTATTCATGACTACGCAGGTGCTGGTACTACTCTCACATCTGAAGTTCCTGTACCGATCTTCCAAGACATGCAGATCGACCAAGGTAAATACTTTAGCGTACAGGTCAATGACGTTCTTGCTCACCAAGCAGACATGGACTTAATGAACATGTTTACCGATGACGCTGCTAAACAGTTGAAGATTACTATCGAAAACGATACATTCTTTAATTGGTATGTTACCTCTGGCGCTCACGCGTCTAACAAAGGTGCAACTGCTGGCGCTATTTCAGGCGCTTATAACCTGGGCACAGACACCGCCCCAGTTGACCAAGCAACTCCTGCAAATATACTTAACTGTATCTTGCAAATGTCTTCAACTCTTGACGAGCAAAACGTACCGGAAGATGGCCGTTGGCTTATCATTTCACCGCGTGATCGTCAGCTACTGATGCAAACAGACATTGCGCAAGCCTACTTTACAGGCGATCAGTCAAGCACCATTCGTACTGGCAAAATCGGTATGTTGGACCGCTTTACTGTTTACGTGTCTAACTTACTACCTAAAGGCCAAGCTTCTAAAGCACTGGTTGCTGGACTTTCCGCAACAAGCTCAGGCGCTTCGGTGTCTAGCGCTAAAGCTAGGCGTATGATGGTTGCGGGTACAAACACAGCTTGTTCTTTTGCTTCGCAAATTAGCAAAACTGAGCCTTTGCGCAACCAAACTGACTTTGGCGACATCGTTCGGGGCTTAGCGGTATATGGCCGAAAAGTTGTCAAACCGGAAGCTCTCGTAACTGCTATTGTCGGTTCAGCTAGCTAAAACCAACGAGAGGGGGGCAACCCCCTCTCAACGGCACAAAGGGGTTAGTAATGGCAACGGTAAAAGTTATCGACATCATCAGCCGCGTAGAGCACGTGCTACAGGACACAAACGTTCGCTGGCCAAGGCTTGAGCTACAAAGCTGGTTAAATGAATCGTACTTAGCAATTACCTTGTTACGTCCTGATGCCAATGCCAAGACGGGCACGTTCACGTGCGCAGCCGGTTCTCGCCAAGTTCTTACTGCTACATTCTCGTCGGGCCTCACACTCCTTGACGTAACCAGAAACCTAGCCAGTGCGTCTACTAAGAAAGCAGTCAGGTTAGTTTCGCGTTCAGTCCTAGACGACCAAAACCCTGCGTGGCATAGCGAAACGGGTACGGTAAACATACAAAACTACATGTATGATCCGCGTCAACCCAAAGAATTTTTTGTGTATCCTCCTGCCACAACAGGTGCGCAGTTAGAGATTGTTTACACTGATACACCTAGCTCTCACGCTTTAACGGCCTCGGCTCTTGATCCTGCTAATAACGGTGCAGCGGTCATACTGCTGGATGACATTTACATGAGTCCGATCATCGACTGGATTTTGTACAGAGCGTACTCCAAAGACGCTGAGTACGGCGCGAACGAAGCTAGAGCGGCTGCTTCGTACCAAGCGTTTACGTCAGCCATTGGGGCAAAAACCCAAACAGATGCAGCTGCATCTCCTCAATCAATTAGTGCGGTGGCTTAGATGGCAACACTCTGGTCTAGCTTTTTACCTTACGTTCAGCCCTACGTTCCCGGCTGTCCCGAAATAATTATACAAGCTCATCTACAAGAAGCAGCAGCAGAGTTCTGCGCTCGCAGTGAGATATGGCGATACGACATAGAACCAGACTTTACATCTAAAAATACGTCTGACTATGAGGTAGATACGCCTAAGAACTCAGTTCTTGAAAACATACTTATCCTCTACCTAAACGGAACGGCCATCAAACCAGTATCGGATAGGCATTACGACCTCCCGTCTACAAGCAGCACAGCTGCCCCATGCTACTATAGCATCTATCAGGATACGCAGATCCGGTTTTATCCCACACCCGACAAAAAGTACACGTTTGAAGGGGCTGGTGTCCTTAAACCCACGCTAAGCGCGACAGGAGTAGAAAACTTTATTTTTGAAACTCATGGCCGGTGCATTTCGTACGGTGCGCTAGCAAAGCTTATGATTATTCCTGCAAAAGAATGGTCAAACCCCGAACTGTCTAACTACTACCAAATGAAATTTTACAAAGAAGCAGATGCTGCCAAGAGCCGTGACTCCCGACGCGTAAATCTACGAGTTAGGTCAATCGGGTTTGAAGGCACAACCGCTCGGGGGTATAGTTAAATGGCTGAAACTTTTAAGTACGTTAAAGGCGATACGGGACCGCAACTTCGGGTGGTTTTAACAAACGAGACAGATAGTACACCTAAGAACTTAACTGGTGGTAGCGTTACTTTGCATTTTAGGGCAGCGGGCGAAGACACTGCATTGTTTTCTCGCGCCTTAACCATTGAATCATCTACTGCTGCTAACGGGGTGGCTGTCGTCGAATGGCAAACAAACGATCTTAACCAAGAAGCCGGTGCATACGAGGGAGAGCTAGAGGTTCTTCTTTCTAGTGGGCTGAGAGAAACAGTTTTTGACAAAATAAAGTTTAAGATCAGGGATGACTTCGCTTGAGCACTGTTTTTAACATAACTACGCCCGAGCGTACAACGTTTCAGACAACAGCGTTGCGGCTTCTAGCGACTACAACTGCGCTTAGCAGAATTACTGTCTCTGAGGTCTCTCAAGGTCTGTTTATAACAGTCCTAAGAGTTGTGGCCGCTAGCGCAGCTGCCGCCCAGGATAGCACTGTGCTCAGCCTAGGCAAAGTAGTTGCTAACGCTGCTTCTGTCGCAGACAGCACAACACTTCGAAGCCAAGGGTTTTCCGCGTTTGACTTTTTTGCCGAGGATTACGTCGGCTCCTCAAGAACGATTTCATAGGAGGTTGCTGTGCCAAAAGAAACCATAAAACTTTCCGGTCAGCTTGCCATAGTCCTCAAGGATAAAGACGGCAAAGTCAAAGACACAAGGAACGTAAAGAACTTAGTCGTTAACACAGGCATTGCGTACATAGTGAGTCGTATGAAAGACACTTCTAAGACTGCGATGTCTCACATGGCGGTAGGTTCTGGGACCACGGTAGCAAGTGCGTCTCAAACAGACCTAGTTACATTGGTTGGATCTAGAGAAGCGTTAGATTCCAGCACAGCCTCTAGCACAAACATAGTTTACGAGTGTCAGTTTGACGCGGGAGACGGAACAGGTGCGCTAACCGAGGCTGGTATTTTTAATGCAGCAACCTCGGGAGATATGCTCTGTCGAACGGTATTTGCAACAGTAAACAAAGCAGCAAGTGACACTATGGTGATTACTTGGACTGTCACGTTGTCGGCGGTTTAGGGAGTTAATTCATGGCAAGCATTACAACACGCTCTGGTAAAGGCTCTCCGCTAACAAACGATGAAGTCGACGCCAACTTTACAAATATAAACACCGAACTTGGGGAAAAGCTTTCCAAGGCTGGCGGCACCGTAACAGGCAATATTGTAATGTCGGGCAACGAGACTGTTGACGGGCGTGATGTGTCCGTTGACGGAACAAAGCTAGATGGTATTGAAGCGCAGGCCGACAAGACAGATACAGACAATGTTGTAGCCGCGCTAACAGCTGGCACAAACGTAACGATTGCCGCTAACGGAACTATTGCTTCTACAGGTGGCGGTGGTTCCAGCATGACCGACGCAGAGGTTAAGACTGCGTATGAAAACAACAGCAATACCAATGCGTATACAGATGCTGAAAAAACAAAACTAACTGGTATAGAGGCTAACGCTACAGCGGATCAAACTGCTGCTGAGATAAAAGCTGCATACGAGGGTTCTAGCAATACAAATGCTTTTACGGACGCGGAAAAGACAAAACTTACAGGTGTTGAGACAGGCGCAACCGCAGATCAAACAGCGGCAGAAATAGAAGCAATAGCTAATCATGATAACCTACAAGGTTTTGTGGCCAACGAACACATTGACTGGACAACGTCGGGTGCGGGCACGATACACGCTACTAACTACACAGATACGAACACCACGTACAGCGTTGGAGACGGAGGGCTAACTCAGAAAAACTTTACTACTGCGCTAAACACTAAACTAGCCGGTATTGAGGATAACGCTAAAGACGATCAGACTGCCGCAGAAATAGAAGCTGTAGTTAATCATGATAACCTTCAAGGATTCGTGGCTAACGAGCATATTGATTGGTCTTCATCAGGTACGGGCACGCTTCATGTTAGTCATGTGGTAAATGCTCTCACAGCCGGGTCTAATGTAACAATTAACTCGGATGGAACAATTTCTAGTACCGGAAGTAGCGGTAGCGGCGATGTAAACCAAAACGCTTTTAGTAATCTTGCGGTATCTGGGCAGACTACTGTAGCAGCAGACCAGACTACAGATACTGTAACTTTTGTTGGCGGGTCCAATGTAACCATTACAACGAACGCTACGACTGACACAATTACGTTTACGTCTACGGACACTAATACCACGTACAACGTTGGCGATGGGGGACTGACCGAAAAGAACTTTACAACAGCGTTAAATACAAAACTGGCTGGTGTAGAAACAAGTGCTACGGCTGACCAAACCGATGCTGAAATTAAAACTGCGTACGAAAACAACAGTGATAGAAATGCTTTTACGGATGCTGAAAAAACTAAGCTAACCGGAATTGAAGCTAACGCTACCACAGACCAGACAGCAGCAGAAATAGAAGCTATTGTAAGCCATGATAGCTTGCAAGGGTTTGTAGCTAACGAGCATATAGATTGGACTGCCAGCAGCGCCGGGACTATACATGCCAGCAATTACACTGACACCGATACTACTTACACTGTAGGAGATGGTGGCCTAACACAAAAGAACTTTACCACTGCGTTAAATACTAAGCTAGCTGGCATTGAGGCTTCAGCCACTGCTGACCAAACTGGAGCAGAAATTAAGACTGCGTACGAAAATAACAGCAACACAAACGCTTATACAGACGCAGAAAAAACTAAACTAACAAATATAGAAACTGCTGCAACAGCGGACCAAACGGACGCTGAAATACTTACCGCTGTCAAAAACGTAGACGGTGCGGCTTCGGGGTTAGATGCTGACTTACTAGACGGGCAGCATGGTAGCTACTACACAACCTACGCTGATACGGCGGTAAGCAATCTTGTAGGGGCGGCTCCTGCGGCATTAAACAGCTTAAACGAACTCGCTACGGCACTAGGCGACGATGCTAATTTTGCTACCACAGTAACTAATAATCTGGCAACAAAGCTGCCTCTTGCTGGTGGAACAATGACCGGCAATATTGCTATGACTGGCACTAACACTGTTGATGGAAGAGACCTTTCAGTTGATGGAACTAAGCTGGACGGGATTGAAACTGGCGCAACGGCAGATCAAACCGGCGCTCAGATAAAGACGGCTTACGAATACAATAGTAACACGAACGCATATACAGACGCCGAAAAAACAAAACTAGCAGGGGTAGAAACTGGCGCAACGGCAGACCAGACAGCTAGTGAAATAGAAGCAATCGTGTCTCACGATAATCTTCAAGGAGTGTCTGCAAACCAACACATAGACTGGACGGCTTCTGGCGCAGGAACTATACATGCTAGCAATTACACGGACACTGACACCACATATTCTGTGGGAGACGGTGGCTTAACGCAGAAAAACTTTACCACAGCGTTAAACACCAAACTTAGCAATATTGAAAACAACGCTAAGGACGATCAGACAGCAAGCGAAATTGAAGCAATAGTCAACCACGACAACCTTCAAGGGTTCGTAGCAAATGAGCACATTGACTGGACGGCCTCCGGTGCGGGAACTATTCATTCTAGTAACTACACAGACACAAACACTACCTATTCAGTTGGCGATGGCGGATTAACCCAAAAGAACTTTACCACCGCACTAAATACTAAGCTAGCTGGCGTAGAAACTAACGCTACAGCAGATCAAACAGCTGGCGAAATTGAAGCAATAGTCAATCACGACAACCTTCAAGGGTTCGTAGCAAATGAACACATAGATTGGTCAGCTAGCGGTGCAGGAACCATACATTCTGGTAATTATACTGATACCAACACTACTTACTCAGTCGGTGACGGTGGACTGACGGAAAAGAACTTTACAACCGCGTTAAACACTAAACTTGCTGGAGTAGAAACAGGCGCTACGGCAAACGGCTATCAAGAAATAACAATTACAGCTTCGGGTGGCGCTTTTTATGTAGACGGAGCTATAAGACACACCTTAACCCTTCTTCCGTCTGTAACGTACCGATTGGATCAGTCGGCTAGTTCAAATACAAATCATCCTCTCCGTTTTTCCACAACCAGTAACGGAACTTGGGCCACCCCAGCAGGGACATCGTACACCACAGGCATCACAGTTGTAGGTACAGCTGGTTCATCGGGTGCCTATGTACAGGTACAACTAGAACAAGATGCTCCCAGTTTGTTCTACTACTGCGGAAATCACAGCAATATGGGAGGATCTGTTAGCCAGGGAGGTACTTCTTACTCAGTTGGTGACGGAGGACTTACAGAAAAGAATTTTACAACCGCGTTAAATACCAAACTAGCAGACATTGGAACTAGCTACCAAGAAATTATTGTCACAGCCTCTGGCGGCAATTTTTATATAGACGGCACTGCTAATCAAACCATGACGCTTTTACCGTCTATTACATACCGGCTAGATGTAAGTGATAGCTCTGTTGCAAGCCACCCCTTAAAATTTAGCACTAACTCCGCTGTTTTGACTAACTCAACTGGAGCTACACCTTTTACGACTGGCATTACAGAGGTGGGCACGCGTGGCACATCGGGCGCGTATATTGAAGTTAAACTAGAACAAGACGCGCCGACTTTATATTACTACTGCGCAGTACACGCAGGCATGGGTGGAAATGTTAGTCAGGGCGGTACTACTTACACCCTTCCAGCCGCTACAACTACAGCCCTTGGCGGCGTAAAAGTTGGTTCTGGTTTACAAGTTAGTGCAGGTGTTTTATCGGCTGTTGCTGCTGGTGGGACTGATTATTCGGTTACTGCCTACACCGCAAGCGCTGGTAATACGACATTTAACGCAAGCTCTAGTCCAGCTTTGCCAGCGTATTCATCAGGGAGAATTGCAGCTTATGTAAACGGTGTTAAGCGAAACGATATAACTGCGTCTAATGGCAGTTCTGTGGTATTTGGCACGGCTTTGTTAGCTGGTGATATTGTAGAAATTGTAAATCACGGTTCTGGCAATGTTGTCTTGCCAACGGCATTAGGCACGGCTGGACAGGCTATTAAGGTTAATGCGGCTGGCAACGCACTAGAGTTTGGTGCGTCTGGCGGCGTGTCGAATGTCGGCACACTGACTAAAACTTTTAGCCAAAATGAAGAAACAAGCATAACACTTTCGGCATCTGTCTCTCCCGTTCCAGTTGTATCGGTCTTTAAGGAAGCGCCAACTGAAAATGTAAGCTCAAAGGGTAATTGGGATGTAAATTCCACTGGCTCAAATTACACCGCTTTAAACTTAGCTACGGCTGGTTTTTCTGGCGCAACGCTTACACCAAGCGCGGTTGGCGCTGGTACATTTACGCTTTCAACTGGTTCGTTTTCAAGCTCAGATGTTGGCAAAAGGGTCGAAGGCAATGGCGGCGTTGCGATCATTACGGCGGCATCTGGCACTTATACCGTCACAACAAATTTTACGAATACCAATGTAATAGCGGCTGGCGATTGGGCGCTTTACGGTACTAAATTTGAAGCTGATGGATCAGGCGTGACGCTTAGTGGTTCCACGTCAGGTTACAATATTTCAAATGTAACTTACGGTCATGCGCTGATTACAACTACAAACAATGGTGGGACAGGCAATACCGTTACTGACATGCATTGGAAATCTGACGGCCTTCGCGCCTGGACAACTGCTTATAACGATTTTGTCTATGAGTATTCATGCACAAATGCTTGGGACGTAAATACTATGTCCTTTGTAAAAAAAGTGAATCTAACTAACAGTGGTTACAGTGGGCAGAGTTATATTACAAACGGTCCAACTGGGGTTGCTTTTAAAAGTGATGGATCAGTGATGTACATCATGGACCGTCAGAGCAAAAGACTATACCAAATTACTCTTACAACGGCTTGGGATATTGATACAGGCACTACTGTCACATATAAATCTATACCTCAGCAAGTTTCTGGAAGTGAGCCACAACATATAAAATGGAAACCGGACGGCACAAAATTTTTCTATTTAGAAGCGGATAGTACTTCTTCAGTTGGTGACCAAATTCGCGCTTATAACTGTTCCACGGCTTGGGATGTAACAACCGGAAGCTTACAAAGCGAATTTTGGAAAGACCTTATCAATGCTGGGCCAAAAGGGTTTACGTTTAATTCGGATGGAACAAAGTTATATATCTGTGGCTGGTCTAGCACTACTCTAGGCGGCGGAACTGGTACTTCTGCCTACCAAGCAGACTTTACTGCGCTTCAAAACGGCGGCTATAAAATTTATGAGCTAGACTTAATCAACACAAATTATGGTGATGTAGCTTACGAACCCAAATACACTAACAATTCTGCGCGTAATCTTTACTCAGATTATCATAGCGTTGTTTACGATGGAACTTTCAGTGCCATTCCGTGTGATGTTGAGTTTAGCCCTGATGGAATGACAATGATAATTTTATCTCAGTCTCAGGATGGATTCCATAGCCATAGCCCTGTTTCGGTAACAGCCCCGACTGGTGCTTATTTTCCAACTGTCACAGCTTCATCAGGCCAAATAGATACGTCTGCTTGGACTGATATTGACACGATGGTTGCAGATGAAGCGGCAAATGGCGGCACAATTCAGTACGCGATTTCAACTGATAATCACGCTACTTGGAAAGTCATACACAATACGAATGGTGTTCGATCAATTGCTAAAAACAACAGTGGCACTTGGCAAATAAACACAAACAATACCTATGGTTCTGAAACATGGGTAAACGCCACAACAAACAATGAACTTTCAGCGCTGCAACAGGCTATGGCTACTACGCATAACCGTATGAATAAAACTCAGCTAGATGCGGTTACGGACGCAAATCACATACCTCTTGGCTCAACACTGGATTTGATGGTCGCACCTTATATTGCAGGTTCTGGAGTGCCACCTAAATCGGACGGTGTAACGATCAATTATGTTGCGGCGGCTGTTTACGAAGAGGCAGTGCCAGGTACAGATTATCGCGCACGTTTTCCAGCCAGCACAACAGTTCAGATAAAATCTCTGGCTGCGCAAAATCTCAAAGTGAGGGTACTATAAAATGTCTACGGTGGACCTTAGTAAACTTGGAAATATAATTAATGACGGCACTAGCGGCCAAGTTTTAACTAGTCAGGGCGGCAGCGCATTTAGTTTTGCAGACGCAGCGGCTGGTGGAGCCTCTGTTACTTCCAGCGATACGGCTCCTAGCTCACCTAGTGCTGGTGATCTTTGGTTTGATAGCAGTACCGCAGAGCTACTTGTTTATTATAGTGATGGATCAAGCAATCAATGGGTAACTGTATCAGGTGAGCAAGGCCCAACTGGTGCAACAGGTTCGGCTGGTAGTTCAGTTACATCCTATGCGGCCCCTGCTAATTTTCCATCCTCTGGAAATACAGTTGGTGACTTTGCGTTTGCGACGAATGCACCCAAGGCACTTTATGTATGGGATGGCGCAGAATGGGATCGAGTTTGGTCTGGTGGTCAAGAGGGTGGCCCAACTTTTACGACAAGCCCAAATTCAACGTATGCGCTAACTGGTGGAGCCAATACAGATGTAACAGTTGCGGCATCTGAACCAGATGGATTTCCAATTACTTACAGTGTTGTCACAAATCCAACCAGCCCTTCTCAACTAACAGGTGCTGTGTCTCAACCCTCAAGCGGCGTGTTTAGATTTGCAGCGTCAAATACCGCATCAAATGCAGGGTCTTTTACAGCCAAATTTATTGCAGACGATGGCGTACAAAAAACGACTTCTAGCTCAAACTTATCGTTAGCGTTCCAGCAGTCGGGCATAACAGGTGTGCGCATAACGCAGACAGCATCGGGCAATAGTCCGTACACTGTCTGGCAAGCTTGGTTTGTTGAGTCGGATGGCAGCAAGCCCATGGATTCCGCAAGCTTACGAAGCGCAACAACATTTCAAAGTGCGAATTGGGGGAATAGTTATTCAGAATATGGAACGGCATCTAGTAGTGCTGGAACGCACATAATGATTTCGACAGCAGAAACATGGATGGACGCCAACACAAGTTTTGGGAGTTCTGGACACACCGATAACACTTACGCTGCAAGTGTTGGGGTAAGCACAAACAATCAAACACGTGAGCTAACGTGGAGCGGCTTTAACTCAGGAAATGGAATTAGTGCCAAATATTTATTCCTTGGTGGGTCAAATGCGACAGCTAGTTCTAGGTATTTCGGGGCTGGATACGCCCAGCTTTATATTAACGGAAGCCTAGAATCTACGCAGCGCAATTTCGTAGGAACAGTCAGTGGAAGCAGCACTAATAACACTTTTGTGATTGTGTTGTAGGAGTAAAAAATGGCAATAAACTTTCCAGATAGTCCTTCAAACGGTGATACTCACACTGCAAGTGGTAGAACATTTACTTATAATACTTCTAAGACAAAATGGGTGTATTCTAACTCCCCAAACGCTTCTGTAACATCTTCTGACACGGCTCCCAGCAATCCTAATGTCGGTGATATGTGGCTGGATAGCACAACAGGCGAATTGTTAATTTATTATGCAGACGGATCAAGTAACCAATGGATCGGCGTGAGCGGTACGGCTGGCCCTCAAGGATCGGCTGGTAGTTCAGTTACATCATATGCGGCTCCTTCTAATTTCCCATCGTCTGGAAACACAGTTGGTGACTTTGCGTTTGCAACTAATAGCCCAAAAGCCTTGTATGTCTGGGACGGATCAGAGTGGGATAGAGTATGGTCGGGGGGGCAAGAAGGTGGGCCAATTTTTTCGACAAGCCCAAGTAGCGGATATTCATTAACAGGTGGAGCTAACACAGACGTAACCGTTGCGGCATCTGACCCAGACGGTTTTCCTATAACATATTCCGTAGTAACCAATCCCTCTAATCAAGCCCAAGCGACAATTACTAACCCCTCAAGCGGCGTGTTTAGATTTGCAGCTTCAAATACCGCATCAAACGCTGGCAATTTTACTGCTAAATTCATTGCAGATGATGGTGTCCAAAAAACGACTGCTAGCTCTACGCTAACGCTATCGTTCACAGCATATATTACAGATCAGCTCGTTTTATTGATGGATGCCGCAGACGGCAGTACACCATCCGACACCAGTGGCAATGGGCATTCAATTACATTGGTGGGATCGCCACCCTATACAAATTCTGGATTAGGTGGTGCGTCAAGTTATTGGGGACTAACAACAAATGCGCGTTACATTTCAACAAATTTAATTCGTGCCAATCAGTCCTTTTCTTACTCAGCTTGGGTTAGATTGCACTCTAACGTGATAAGCAGAATGCTCAACACTTTTGAATCTACCTCTCAGGAGTGGACAAGTATGTCCGTAGAAAATCTTTATCCTCAGTTTGACATCGACAACAACGGCACTAAAAAAACCGCGACCTCTAGTACAGCCGTTTCATTAAACACTTGGTACAACATAGTCGGAACATTCAACCACACAAGCGGCGCGATGAAAATTTATTTAAACAATTCTAATGTCGCATCCGTCACGCATTCTCAAACAGGCGCAAACGGTACAATAAGTGGATTAAATTCGTTACTGATCGGTGCGACTAATGGCCCACCAAGGCAAAATTTTAACGGTGACATTGCTCTAGTCCACACTTACTCAAAAGAACTTAGCACAGCAGATGTCACTGCAAATTGGGATCACTATAAGTCAAGATATGGGTATTAAATAATGGCAATAAATTTTCCAGATTCACCAAGCAACGGCGACACTACAACCCTAGCTGGTAAAACTTATACCTACGATAGTAGTAAGTCTAAATGGTCACCTTCTGGTAGTATAACTTTATCTGCTCTGTCAGTCGGCTCAGAAGCTACTGCAAGCGGTGATGGAGGGATTGCTTATAATAGTGGGTCAGGGGTGTTTACATTTACCCCAGCCGTAGCCGCTGGAACAGGCGTAACTACACACGCAAATCAAGCGGCGATGACTAACGATGCATCAAGCGCAGACGAGGGTTCTCTTCACTATGAAAACGCCAATAATCGACTGTATGTAAAAGCTGCGTCAGGGTTTTACCTTTTAGCTACTATCTCAAATGTAACCCCCACTATTACTGACTTAACCCACACGACAGATGGTACGACTGCAACTATTGCAGACGCCGCTACCTTTACCCTGACCTCTGGACAAAATACAGTAATTACTCTGGCGTCCAGCGACCCAGATGTCGGACAAACTTTGACTCATTCAGCAACTTTGACCGCTGGCACTCTGTCAAATGTAGCATCTGGCTTTACTCAAGGAACTGGGGCAGACGTTAATAAGTTTACCATCGTGCCACAGACTTCGGGAACAGGCGGCTCAATTACTTACCGCTTTGACGTAACTGATACAATTGGAACAGCGCAGCGCACGGCATCGTTTAGCATAGCTTTTACTATAGCGAACAGCCGATACACTTCACTGCTTATGTCTGCTAATGCGGCTGGCACTAATTCTACTTTTACCGATAGTAGTTCGTCGGGCCACACTATTACTCCCTCTGGCGACCCAGCCCAAGGTTCGTTCAGTCCATACAGAAAAGGCGGTTATGCTGGTAATTTTGTAAGTGATGCGCGGATGGAAGTAACAGGAATTACAATTTCTGGTTCGTGGACGCTTGAATTTTGGTTCAATCTGCCATCAAGCCAAAGTTTTACAAATTATGATGTAATCGCGGCGTTTGGGATGCCTCAAGGCACGAATGTTCGTCAGTGGCGGATGATGCATTTTCCATCCAACAAATTTGGATTTGATTGGTATCACAATGGCGGCGGTCAAGATCAATATCAACATCCTACCGCTTACGAAAAAGACAGGTGGTATCACATTTGTGCGTCCTACGACAACAGTTCGCACGATCAAAAAATTTATATCGATGGTGCGCTTGTCAGCACTTTGAACGAAAACAGAGCATGGACAGGCGTAACTAGTTTTCTAGTTGGTCAAGCTAGACAAAACAGCTCTTCTCTAACTGGTAGCCCAGCCGCTGAAGGGATGTTTAGAGATTTGCGGATCGTTGGAAATCAGGCTCTAGTGCCAACTTCTGGTGGCCCAACTGAGCCACTCACTGCAATATCTGGAACTCAATTGTTAATGTTCAATTCTGGCAATGGACTAGATGTTACTTCACCCCAGAAAACAGCGACATTTCATTCAACATTTTCTACAGTCCCAAGCGGCCTTTACGATTACGGCGGAGCAACTGTAACGGACGGTGGCAGTATTGAGTTTGATGGCAGTGGGGATGCATTAACACTTGCTTCGGGGTCAATTACTGCTCCGACAGGTAATTTTAATTTACAATTCTGGGTTCGCCCGACATCTAACAGTTCAAATATTAGTATTTATGATAGCGCGTGGCTAAACGGTGGAATTTGCATATATTACCATAGCAGCCAAACTTATTATGTGTTGCTTGGAGCAAGCAGTGTCACGTTAAATGGTGTAGGTGGCGATGCACCAGTAAATTCTTGGCATCATCTCTGCGTGACACGAAATGGGAGTACTTTTAAATTATACGTCAACGGCAAGGAAATAGATACCAGTAGTACGGCTGTTACTTTCGCACAGGCTGCATTTAACACGACAACAATCGGAATGAGACACCAGACTAGCAATCGTCAGTATTTTAATGGGTTTGTGAGTGACTTAAAATTTGATTCCTCAAACGCTATAACTGGTGAATTTACACCACCTACTGAGCCACTTTCCTCCTCTGGTGCAGACGTTCACTTGAAAGGCCAAGGAGCTAAAGTTTTTGACAAGTCACAAACAGGAAATATAGGATTAAGTAGTGCAGTTGGAGTACAAGCCACTAGCTCATCGACGCCAGCTCAAATAAACTCAGGCGATTTTGCCAACACATACATTACCGATTGTTCGTCAGCTACGAAATACGTCACTGCCCCAGACAATGGTGGGCTTGCTGGAGCCTTCACAATCGAAACCTACATGTACATCACTCAGTCGTTTAGTGGAGTCTCTTATGCTGGAATTATCGGTTCTAACCCAAGCGCAGGGGGTGCTGGTTACTTGGCGATTGTTGGAAACGGCACAAGCATAGATTTTTATTGTGGAGCAGGGACAGGCGCAGAACCCATTTGGACTAGCTTAACAATTCCTCAAAATTCGTGGTTCCATTTCGCGGTGCAAAGGTCAGCGACTAATTATTTTAGTTTGTATCTGAACGGTGTAAAACAAACGTCTGGAAACAATGAAGCCAAAGGAATAACGGCTAAGGCTGGGATCGTCTTTGATAACAATGTAGATGATCTTTACTACATCACGCGATGGCACAGCCCTGGTTATTCACTCAGTGCATACTTGCAGGATTTCAGAATAACGGACGGCCTTGAGCGATATACGACTAATTTTACCCCTCACACTGCACCATTGAAAGGTTAAGTGTTAACGCGTGAACACAGAAAGTAGAAATATGGAAATAGACACACTTTGGAACCTCGGGCTTACCGCCGCGCTTACTCTCTTGGGTTGGCTAGCCAGAGCTATGTACGAGGAACAGAGGCGTGTCCAAATACTGCTCAACAAAACACGTGAAGAAATAGCAAAAGATTACGTTACCAAGAGCGAAGTTCAGACTGATATGGGAAGAGTAATTGATAGACTGGAGCGCCTTGATGAAAAACTTGATCGACTAATGGAACGATGATGTGGACCCGTTTATTGCTATCGCCGCCGTAAAAGCCGCAGTTTCCGCCGGTCAGGAACTGGTCAATGTAACTAAACAAATTGGAGATTTTTTCGATGGCGTCGACGAACTTAGAGACAAGCACAACAAGAAGAAAAATAGTCCGTTCTCCAGCGGTGACGAGAATGCGATGGAGACTTTTGTACAATTACAAAGAGCCAAAGACGAAGAGGAAAATCTTCGCCAGATAATAATTGCTACGCGTGGCTACAGCGCGTGGGGTGAATTGATAGAACTGAGGGCTTCTATGCGGCGAGAACGGAAACGGAAACAAGAAGAGGAGGCTAAATTGCGAGAGGAGCGAAGAGAAGCTTTACTAATTTGGGGCGGGTCAGGGCTTATTCTGGCGCTTATTTTAGGCTTTGCGGTTGTAGTTCTTTTAGGCAGTCAGGGTAAAATATAATGGCCGATAAACCAATTCGAAAAACTACAGGCAAGGGTGGAAACTACCGCAAGACAAAGTCTGGTGCGGGCATGACTGCTAAAGGTGTTGCTGCACATCGACGTGCAAACCCCGGTTCTAAGCTGAAGACTGCTGTAACGGGCACAGTTAAAAAAGGCAGCAAGGCGGCTAAGAGACGCAAGTCGTTCTGCGCACGCTCGGCTGGGCAGATGAAGAAGTTTCCTAAAGCTGCAAAAGATCCAAACAGCCGCTTACGGCAAGCTAGAAAAAGGTGGAAGTGTTAATGAGTAAAGCAACTCCTAGTAATCCTGCTCTATGGTCACGAGCTAAAGCAGCAGCACGTAAGAAGTTTGATGTATATCCGTCGGCGTATGCAAATGCCTGGGCAAGCAAGTGGTACAAGTCCAAAGGTGGCGGCTGGAGTGGCGGCAATAACAAGGTAGCGAAACGTGGCAAAAGCAAAAAAGCCTAGTGCCAAAGGTGGTCTGGGTAAATGGTTTGGGGAAGAGTGGACTGACGTCAAGACAGGTAAAGCCTGTGGGCGCAAATCGGCTAAGGGTAAATCCAAGAGGCCGTATCCCGCTTGTCGCCCTAAAAAAGTTGCGTCGAAGATTTCTAAATCGGAGGCGTCAAAGAAGACCAGTTCTAAACGAGTGAATTGGTCAACAACAGCAAGTGGTAAGAAAAGGAAAAAGTAATGCCAAGCGTAGGAAAAAAGACATTCGGTTATGGTGCAGCTGGTAAGAAGAAAGCAGCAGCGTTTGCAATGAAAACTGGCAAAAAGATGACAGTTAAAAAAGCTATGCCGAGAAAGAAAAAGTAATGGTACAGTTAACTTCTAGGTTTATAGACGAGTTGAAGATATTGCCGCGATTAGCTTTTCTTTGCCAGATCATTCTGACTTGGAAGTGTTGTCTCTGGTACATGGATCAGGGCGCAGCTGCTACTACGCAGATGACTACCTTTGTTAGTATTGTAACCGCAATGCTTTCTGCCTCATTTGCAATATGGGTGGGCAAAGAATCTGCTACAGATCGTGGTGGCAATAAAACTGGGAAATAAAACAACAACGTGTTACTATCTGGTAACACGTTAACACAAGGACACTAATATGAAATGGTTCTCGCGTTCATTCTGGTCGTCTATATTGATGGGCTTGCCCATGACACCGGAGGCACCCCCGCCTTCCGTTCCATCTTATCTTGTGGGGAATACGCCCGATGGATTGAGCAAACCGGCAACGAAACGTGGACGTCCAAAAGGGTCTACCACCAAAACAAAATCCAAGCGTGGTGCGTCCCAAAGTTCCTCCCGAAAAAAACCCAGTTCTGGGATTAGGAGAGTTAAATGATTGGTCAGATCATTGGCGCAGTCGGGTCACTGGCAACTAGCTACTTGGATGGAAAAACAGCCATT